GGTTACATATTTATTAGAGAATGATAAACCGTCATACAAAGAACCACCAAATGAAGTGTCTTTTTATGCATACAAAAGAATAAATCATTTTAAAGAAATTCTGGCACAATTCCAAGGTAAGGAAACAACGCAAATACCTCCTGAAGTTATTGAGAACATTAAATTGCAAATCAAAAAAGAAAGAATTGGATTAGATGAAATAACCAATAGCAAAACGAAAGAAATATTGAAGAAATTGGGTTATAATAAATATTATGAACACATTCAATTTATTAAAGACAAATTGGGAATCAAACCGCCTGTAATGAGTCAAGAACTAGAGGGTACGATGTGTAATTTATTTATGGAACTTCAGGCGCCGTATTCCAAGTTTTGTCCAGGGGACAGAGTTAATTTCTTGAATTATTATTATACAGCATATAAGCTATGTGAGTTATTAGGCGAGGTGCAATATCTTGAGTTTTTCCCTATGTTAAAAGACCGAGACAAAAGGATTGAACAGGACAATATTTGGAAGAAAATTTGCGAAGAGTTGGACTGGGGTTTTATACCTACCATATAGGGTCGTCAGTACCTTTTTTACAGTTGTATAAATATCCTTTAATTAAGGTGTATATGGGAACAATTTCAATAAAGGGGTATTGAATATGGATTGGTCAGGTGTGTCGCAATTAGCACCATATCCCCTACCATATACTACTCTGTTTCCTCCCTTTAATGTAGTTTTCTTACTTTTCTTACTTTTTCCGCATTTACTTTTGTTCGTTCCTTTTGCGTTACTTTTCTTTGCGATTTGAACCACTTTGTGTGTGTCCTTGTGCTTTAAATATAAGTTTCCATTTGTGGTACCTTTAACGTAACGTCTTTTGAATTCTGCTGGTTTTCTTTTTTGCAACATTAGCATATCTTTACAGCAAGTTCGACAACAAGTGTAGAATGTATATTTATGTCCATCTAGTACTAATGTATGTGGTCTGGATTTAGTGATTGGTGCATATTGATTGCCAACCTGTTTCATATGTGGACATTTATCTGTTGTTGTTTCTCTTTTCAAAGTTTTGGAATGATTAATATTTTTATATTTATTTTTATTTTTACTTCTCTTATAAGTTTTATTCATATACTATAACGTAATATATTATATAAAATATAAAATATTATACCAAATTTTTGAATGATGTTAAGAGTAGATTACACAATAAATACGCAAATAAATATATTATTACTAAACGTATTTATTTCGATTAACCGTATTTATTTCGATTAAACGTATTTAGCTGGATAATTAAGTTGTTACATTTAAAATCCTCCTGGGAATCTAACCAAGTTAGCACCAATACCGAATCCAGCACCAGACCTTGCGGTGACACCCATAGTTGGTACATAAGTATCCAAAATACTGAATGTTGCGGCAGCAGTTAGAGCAATCAGAATGATTTCTTCCATGTTCAAAGAACGCTTAGGGATAGCATATGCTGCAATAGCGACCATAAGACCCTCAACTAAGTACTTTATGATTCTTCTAATAAGTTCACTCACGTTTACCGTACCTTTCATTATATAATATTTCACTAGAAAAAAAAAGTATGGATAATATTAAATAAATATTAAATATAAGTTTACTAAAAAAACTTAAATAATGTACTGTTAATAAAGTATAATGGCAGATAACAGTAGTAGTTTTGAAAGAAAAAATTTTAACGGAAAACCTAATCCTAAGTATGTAGATTTACTAGATGAGGATAAAGCCATCGCTGGACAAAAATTTACATGTGTATCTTTTATTTCTCCTGAAAATATCTTAAAACAAAAGGAATTATTTTTCTTTGAAAATTTCCTAAAGAAATGGGATTTCAATAAATCCATGGAGAAATTCGTACAATTTACTAGTTTTGTTTCTTATAAATACAACCTTTCATTTGATGATGTGTCAAATGATTTGAAGGAATTTGTAAAGGAAGAGAAGGAAAGTCTTGGCAGTATCAATATTAACGATGAATACAAAACCTTTGTGGACAATAATGAAGAAGAACTTGAAAAGAAGTTCAATATTTCACATAATTTTACTACATCAACAAGAGGTCTAAAGATACGCGGTAGTTATCCTACTTTAGAGGAAGCTGAAATGCGCGCTAAATTACTACGAGAAATTGACCCTAACCACGATGTTTTTGTAGGACCTGTGGGTTTATGGATGCCATGGGACCCAGAAGCTTATAAGACAGGTAAGGTCGAATATATGGAAGATGAGCTTAACCAGTTGATGAAAGAAAAGAATAAAAACGACCAAGAGGCGAAGGTGGCATTCGATGAACGTGTAAAAACCACGAAAAAAGATGCTATCAAAGATAACATCGAAAAGGCGGAAAAATCTGGAAATGTCTTGACACAGACAGTTGATAAGGATGGAAATTTGATTGGTATTAACAACAATACACAGATTGAAACACTTACTGGAAAAGACCAGGAAATCTCATCGGCTGATATTTGTAATGAATTGTTTGAAGGTGAAAACATTATTATGGGTAAAAGCGATAATGGTAAATCACAATTAGTGAGTGGACCTTTTGTGGAAGATAGCAAGAAGAAGGACTAAATCTTATACACAAATAGAGTTATAAACACATTTATAAGCTCTTTTAACAAAGACCTCTCCCCCCTGATCGGAATAGTTGGATTCTATATCATAGCCATCTAGATCTTCGTATTTACTTTCATCTTCTACATCCTCTTGGTTAGATCCAGATGTTACTGCATTATTATCTGATGTTGTGTCTGAATCTGTAACATGTACTCTTCGTGTTTTTCTGCGCGACATCTGGTTAGGATATATTATACATATGTAGACATAATACCAAAGTATAAAACATAGAGTTAATATAGCTCCAATCAAGGCAATTATTCGCATTACATTTGTTGCTTTTTCCATATTAAATATTTAATATTGATTATCTAATATTGATTATTGGTTTTGTTTTTATTTGTTTTTATTATCCAACGTATCCTGTAAACAAATATATAATGATGTATCCTAAAAATGTCGCTAAAATTGTGGCTACAAATAATTCGAAATCTCGGTAATAATTGTTATTAATAAGTTTGCATCGTAATGAATCATTTTTATTTTTTTTACATTCGCTTTCTTCATTAGTTACATATTCATTTACTCGAATAGCAATAATAGCTGTAATAGCTGTTATCAGAGATATACCTAAATAATGCTGATATTTATACTTCAAATTCATTTTATAAAAAGGACTGAATAATGGTTTCATATCAATACTATATATAATACATAGCATATTATATATAATAAATCATAGTCATGTCTAATAAATAAATCATGGTAAACATATACCACCTACATATTCAAATTACTATCCATCAAATTACCATCTACTTTTTTTCACATTTATACGCGGACCTCCGCCTCTTTTTTTGACAGCACTAGGATCATACTTTTCGTCTTCGTCGTCTGAATTCATATCTTTTGATAAATCCCAAAATTCTTTAGACCCTAATCTAAACTCGCCATGACTACTAGCTTTGTACCAAAATACCTGGTCATACAATTTATTGGACTTTGAATTGTTGTTGATAACTAGACACTCGTAATTTTCCGTACACTGGTCCATAACCTGGCAAAACGATTCAAATGTAGGAAACATTCCTGCATAATTCTCATATATTCGTTTTCTATTAGCTATATAATTCTCTCTTAAAATAAAAACGTAATCTATATTAGTTCGTAACATAGGCGGTATACCCAACGGATATTGCATGGTAATGACTAACATTATCTTCCAGTGACGCCCATTCATGAAGAGTAAACGCATCATTTTATCTCGTGTCCAGCTACCATCAAACAGACAATCATCCAGAATTACAAATGCACGCGGGTCTATTGTAGTTCTTTTATATGCAGCCATCTCTTTTTTTACTTCTTTTAATACTGTTCTTTGACGTTTGAGTATATTTTCAATAATGCTTGTATTATATTCGTGGTGAACAAATAATCGTGGGACCATTTTTCCGTAAAACCCGTTACCTTCTTCTGTGCCAGATATAACTGTACCTATAGGTATATCTTGATGATAATACAATAAATCTCTGACTAAAAAACTTTTACCAGTATCACGCTTTCCTATTAAAACTACTACGGGGCCTTTATTTTCGGATGGCTTGAAACTGATATTCTTCATATCAAATTTTTTTAATTCTAAAGTCATATGATTGATATATACATAATATTTATTTATTTAATATATTTAACGAAACTTTGTAGTTTATAACGAAGATATACTAATATATAGCAGTACATACTAATTCATACTAAAACTATACTAAAACGAAATGAATAATGTTATTAGTTCAAAATGTAATAATAATTTTATTTTATACATAATAATAACTTTAATGGATATTAATTATCATAAAAGTAAAAACGGTGAATTGTTTGCAAATTTAGAAAAAGCAGATATTTTAAATTCAGAAAATACACAAAATTTTTTGCCTATTTATTCCAGATTTTTTAGCTTGAATCAAACAAACTACAATAATATAGTTCTTAACAACGAATGGAACGTCCAATCTGTTAATTATAAGGAGAAGGAAAATGCAAATATTTACAACACTTTTCTGTTTAACACCAAAACTAAAAAGAAAAAAGAAAGTAGTGTATTTATTAAATTCGCACCTTTACTCGATCCTTGTAAATACATTATAGGGAAATACGATACGACCAACGAGGACTTATTTAACCTACCAAATATTACTAATGAAAATGTATATTCTAAAATCAAGAATTACAATAATAGCGCATACGTAGATAGTTTTTTTACTTACTTGAACAGCAAACTAATGCGTGCTCATAATTTCTTTCATGGTGTTGATTATTTTGGCTCTTTTATTACAGTCAAGAAAGATTATACAGTTAATATTGCGGACGACCTTGAATATTTAGTAGATTCCGATTTTTTCAATAAAAATAAAAATAAATTATTCAAGGTAGATGACTATGATTATTTATTTGAAAATGACTGCGATAGTAAATCAGGTAGACCTCCTATTAAAATTAATAAATCGATGACTTGCAATTCAAATACTTCAATAGAAATGTTGGATGATAGTGATTTAGCTGATGCTGCTGTTCCATTTGATACAACACAAACTATTAACAACGATATAATAGAGATTGGTATTAATGATAGTAAACAGAAAGATGTAAAAGATCTAGATTCAGTTTCTATCGTTTCCATCACATCAAATGCATCAAATACGTCAAATAAATCAAACAACTCTGAATGTTCTGACTCATGTTCATCTACTTCATCTTATACTTCTGATGAAAACGACGACAGTGATGATGGAATGGATTGTGACGAGGATGACGACGAATGTACAGCTAGTACGACTGAATACACAGATGATAGTGACGAAATGACCTGCTCAGATGTATCAGCAAGTGACGAAATCATTAATGTCACTTTTGAGAAATTCCCCGTGCAATTAATATTCATGGAACGATGCAAAAACACACTTGATGACATTTTAATGAACGGGTGTATGAATTATGATGAATGGTGCTCATGTCTAATGCAGGTTATTATGATTTTAATTACCTATCAACGAACATTTAGTTTTACACACAACGACCTTCATACCAACAATATTATGTATTGTGACACCGATGCACAATACTTGTATTATAAATATGAGAATAAATATTATAAAGTGCCTACTTTTGGAAAAATATACAAGATAATTGATTTTGGCAGAGGGATATATAGGTTTAAAGGTAACATATTTTGCAGTGATAGCTTTAAGAGCGGCGAAGATGCCGCCACACAATATAATACAGAGCCATTTTTAAATAAAAATAAACCGCGTTTAGAACCCAATTATAGTTTTGATTTATGTAGATTGGCTTGTTCCATTTTTGATTATTTAATAGAGGATATTACTAATATTAAGGGTGCGTTAAAAGATCCGATAGCGAAGTTGATTAATGAATGGTGTTTGGATGATAAAGGCATTAATATTTTGTATAAATCTAATGGCGATGACAGGTACCCTGATTTTAAATTGTATAAAATGATAGCTAGAATCGTTCATAATCATACGCCAGATAATCAATTAAAACGAGAACATTTTTCACGGTTCGTCTGTAATAATATAGGCAAAACTAATGATTTATTAGATATAGATAGTATTCCTAGCTATGCTAATTAGGCATTTTTTATATGATGATATACTCTAGTATACCTTAATTTTAATTAGTAAATATTTTTTGTATATAAATTATTTATTTGTAGTTATAATATATAAGTATGAATAGTAATGATGGAAATGATCCAGTAGAAGATATCCTTCAGACATTAGATGATACAATAAAAAAATCCTCGGAAAGTAATGCGGAATTCCTTCAAAATACTAGTGTAAATATCCAAGAAATAAGTGAAAAAGTAAAGGACATTATGAAATCAAAAGAACAAATTGACAAAAATAATATTAAAATTGAAAACACCAATTCACCCGATGAGATTGCAGATTTAACCGCAAAAAACCAAAAACTTAAAGAAGGAATCAATAAAGCTATTAATCATATTAATGGGTTGGCTGAAATGGATGCGGGTCAAAACAACCCAATAACTACCAATATTAATAAATTAAAGGAAGAACTCGATAGTTATACTAATACCACAAAAGGTGGTTATATGTATTCAGAACGTGGACGTAGAAAGAAAAATACGAGTTATAAATCAAGCGCAAGAGGGGTACTTAGAAATAATGGTATTGAAAATAGTATTGAACTATACAAAACTAAAGGACGCAAAAGTAAAGGACATAAATCTAAAGGACATAAATCTAAAGGATATAAACAAAAATCCAGAAAACTAAAAGCTGCAGGAATATTGAATGTGATGAGAATGAATCAAACTAAATACAAAAAAACTAAAAGCAAAGGTAAGAATAAAAGCAAAGCTAAGAAAAATAAGTCCAAACAAAACAAATCAAAGAAAAACAAAAGCGTTAAAAGGCGGTAAAAAGCGTTAACTAACTTATCAAGTATCTTATTCACTACATAATGCAAATAAATAAATAAAAAATATGCATTATATAACGTATATAACGTATATATAACATATATCTCGGTGTGTTTTAATTGTACTCATTAAATGTTATTTAACATACCTTTTATTGTAGGCATATCAAGACTATTATTCATTTCTTTTCTTTGTTTATAAATGGATTTCCATTTTCTTTGTATTAATCTCAGCCAGAATGTCTTTTTAACGCATACTGTCTCGCCATCAGGTAAGTAGAAACACTCTGCGATATCTAGTGTTTGATTGAATAGTACTGGATTCAGATTCTCATGTCTATGTGCGAATTCATATAACATTAATATACTTCCTA